AGAACTTAAAAGGCAAGCCTACGATATGTGGAAGGAATGGAACCCCGACACTCTGATTGTTGAGAAAAAAGCGGCAGGGGCACCTTTGATTTATGAATTAAGAAGGATGGGAATTCCGATTGCGGAGTACACACCAAGCAAAGGCTCGGATAAGATAGCCCGTGTAAACGCTATATCAGATTTATTTGCGTCCGGGATGGTATGGAGACCGGAAAAGAAATGGGCTGATGAATTAGTTGAGGAGATGGCTTCCTTTCCCAACGGAGATCATGACGACCTAGTGGATAGTACAAGTCAGGCTCTGTTGAGGTTTCGTCAGGGTGGATTTATTCAATTGTCTTCAGATGAGGAAGACAAGATGTTTGTGCCCCGAAAAGCGGCATATTACTAAAGGGATTTGATAATGGAAAAGTCACTGTACCAAATGCCGGTGGGGATCTCTCAGTTCGCACCCGAGCAAGAGGGGGTTGAGATTGAGATCGATATTGAAAAAGAAGAGGGTGAAGAGCCTGTCGTTGAGATAGAGATTAGAGAGACCGGCTTTGACGCAAACCTCGCAGAAGATATGAATGAGGGAGACCTTCAGTCCATATCGGAAGAAATCCTAGATTTAATCAAGACGGACATCAATTCCCGCAAGGAGTGGGAAAGAACCTACAAAGAAGGCATAGACCTACTCGGTTTAAACATTGAGGAAAGGACTGAGCCTTGGGACGGTGCCTGCGGTGTCTACCACCCAATCCTCTCAGAATCAGTAGTTAAGTTCCAAGCAGAGACTATTCTTGAGACCTTCCCAGCATCCGGGCCGGTCAAGACCAAGATCATCGGGAAAATCACCCGGGAAAAGGAAGAATCAGCCGCCCGGGTTCAAGATGACATGAACTATGAACTCACCGAAAAGATGGTTGAGTACAGAAGTGAGCATGAAAGATTGCTTTGGAACCTGCCAATCTCGGGTTCGGCCTTCAAGAAGGTCTATTTTGACCCCACTATGGGGCGCCAAGTCGCAGTGTTTATACCGGCTGAGGACGTAATTGTCCCTTATGGAGCGTCCGATTTATTCTCCACCCCCCGGATCACGCATCGTATGCGTAAAAACCCTAACCAACTGAAGAAACTTCAGGTTGCTGGGTTCTACCGGGACGTTGAACTACCCTCTCCAGACAGAAATATCACCGAAATTGAGCAAAAAAAGAACGAAGAAATCGGCGTAAACGTCATTGATGATGACCGCTACCTGATTTATGAAGTCCATTTGGACTACGATCTACCCGGATATGAAGACCCGGACGAGATTGCGCTACCTTATGTAATAACAATGGACTCTTCGGGCGAGATTTTAGCGATCCGAAGGAACTATCTGGAGGATGACCCCCTGCGTGAGAAGCGGATGCACTTCACGCACTATGTCTACATCCCCGGATTTGGGTTCTATGGCTTTGGACTTATCCACTTGGTCGGCGGCTTTGCAAAAAGTGCGACATCTATCCTTCGACAACTCGTTGACGCAGGTACTCTTTCAAACCTACCCGGAGGGTTTAAGTCCAAAGACCTACGTGTAAAGGGAGACGACACCCCAATCGCCCCGGGCGAGTGGCGAGATGTCGATGTAACGGGTATGACAATCAAGGATTCGATTGTCCCCCTCCCCTATAAGGAGCCTAGCCGTACCCTGTACGAGTTATTGAACACAATCGTGACCGAAGGGCGCAAGTTTGCGTCTGTCGCAGACCTAAAGGTTGGGGATATGTCCAACCAAGCCCCGGTTGGCACGACTCTTGCAATCCTTGAGCGGACTTTAAAGGTCATGAGCGCTGTTCAGGCTCGGGTTCACTCGGCAATGAAGCACGAGTTTAAACTCATTGCAGGGATTGTTCGTGACTACACCCCGGAAGTCTATGATTACGAGGTAGAAAACGCCCCCCAACGGGCAAAGCAGTCGGACTACGACACGGTAGAGATCATCCCAGTGTCCGATCCGAACGCCTCGACGATGGCACAAAGGGTTGTTCAGTACCAAGCCGCCCTGCAACTGGCCTCCTCGGCACCAAATATCTACGATCTACCCCAACTCCACCGGCAAATGCTGGAAGTTTTGGGAATTAAGAACGTCCAGAAGATTGTTCCGCTTGAGGAAGACCAAAAACCGGAAGATCCGGTCTCAGAAAACATGGCTGTCATGACCGGAAAGCCAGTAAAAGCCTTCCTTTATCAGGATCACGAGGCACATATTAGGGTTCATACCAATGCCGCCCAAGATCCCAAGATTCAGAAGATTATTGGTCAAAGCCCCAATGCTGGAGCGATACAGGGAGCCTTAATGGCTCACATTGCGGAGCACGTGGCCTTCCAATACCGGGTTGAGATCGAAAAAATGCTGGGTGTACCCCTTCCCCCAGAGGACGAGTTTTTGCCAGAGGACATCGAGGTCGAACTCTCCCGTGCGGTTGCGGCGGCAAGCGACAAACTGCTCCAAAAGGATCAGGCAGAAGCCCAAGCCCAGCAGACCCAAGCACTCCAGCAAGACCCCGTTGTGCAGATGCAACAAAGAGAACTCGCTATCAAAGAAGCCGATGCCCAGAGAAAGGCTATCAAGGATCAGGTCGATGCAACTCTCAAAGAAAGAGACATCATGCTTCGGGACGAGCGGGAGCGTATGCGGATTGAGTCGCAAGAACAGATTGCCGGTGCCCAAATTGGCGCTAAGGCAGCAGAGGCTTCCATCCGAGAGGAAATTGAAGGCGCAAAAATAGGAGAAAGAATTGGGGCTAAGAGAATATCTGGTCAGTGAGATCAAGAAAGAACAAGAGGCGTTGAAGGAGCGGTTGGCCTTCAACCCTGTTGAGGACTTCCTTACCTATAAGGAGACGGTTGGGGAGATACGTGGACTACAAAGAGTCGTAAGACTGATAGAGGATTTGCCAGATGAGTGATGCGTTTAAACTGCCTGAACCAAAGGGCTACAAAATCCTGATTGCCATTCCTAAAAGGGATGAGACTTTCAAGGGAACTCAGATTGTCCTGCCAGAGGACTCAAGAAGGAAGGAGGAAACGGCTTCCATCGTAGGTTTGGTAGTAAAGATGGGGTCGCTTGCCTTTAGAGATGAAGAAAAATTCCCAGACGGGCCTTGGTGCCAAGAGGGGGACTTCATCATGATGAGGGCGTATTCCGGTACTCGTTTCAAGGTCTCAACCCCCGAGGGAGAGCAAGAGTTCCGCCTAATCAATGACGACACAGTTGAAGCCGTCGTTGCCGATCCACGGGTAGTTACCCGCATTTAAGGAGTAAGAAATGGCTGAAGAACAGCAGATGGAAATAGAAGTAGAGGCACCAGAGATTGAGATTATTGATGACACCCCAGTAGAAGACCGAGGGAAAACCCCTAAAGGTGAGGTCGATGTCTCCGATGACGAGATTTCCCAGTATTCGGAAAACGTCCAAAAGAGGATTAAGGATCTGCGTCGTGCTTACCACGACGAGCGTCGGATCAAGGATCAGGCTTTGCGGGAACAGCAAGAGGCTATCGCCTACGCAAAGTCCATAGCCCAAAAGAATCAAGAGTTACAAGAACGGCTTGCCCGTGGCGAGAAGTATTTGGTGGAGACCAGCAAGGCCAAAAACGAAGCCATGCTCTCCCAAGCCGAGCGGGAATACAAAGAAGCCTACGAGGCAGGGGACTCAGAGAAGTTGGTCGCCGCCCAAAGGAAAATGTCTGAAATCGTTGTAGAAAAGCGGGAGGTAGAAAATTATCGTCCAGCCCCTTTACAACAGGAAAGATATGAGGTAGAACAGCAAATACCGAGGGTTGTCCCTGATGATCGCACCCGTCAGTGGGTTTCTCAAAACGAATGGTTTGAGAACGACCCGGTAATGAGAGGTGCTGCCTTTGGTATCCATGACGAACTCGTCAAGTCAGGATACGTCGCAGGATCTGACGCATACTTCGAGCAAGTAGATGCTCGCATTCGGGATAACTTCCCGCATAAATTCAGGGTAAATAAACCTGCCTCCAACGTTGTTGCTCCTGCCTCTAGAAGCGCATCGGGATCTAAAAAGATCACCCTGACCAAGACTCAAGTCGCAATTGCAAAGCGTCTTGGGGTTCCTCTAGAGAAATATGCCGAACAGGTTGCAAAGGAGATAAACAATGTCTGATCGTACACCCCGTGATTTAGAGACACGCTCGAACACAGAAAGAAAGAAAACTTGGTCTCCACCGTCGTTGCTTCCAAATCCCAAAAGGGAAGATGGAATGTCTTATCGATGGGTTAGGAAATCGGTTTTGGGTCAAATTGATGACCGAAATATGGTTTCAAAACAAGACGAGGGATGGGTTCCAATTAAACGGGAAGATCACCCTGAACTCCAGCACTCGGGTAAAACCAGCGGTCTTGTTGAAATGGGCGGATTGGTGCTCTCCAAAATGCCGTCTGACATGGTTGGGCAACGGAATGATTATTTCCGTAAGAAAACCGATGATCAGACTGCGGCTGTTGACGCCAACCTGATGAGAGAAAATGATCCTCGGATGCCCCTGTTTAGTGAGCGCAAATCGACCACTACCAGAGGTAAAAGAGATTAACTTAGGAGTTTAATATGGCTTATCCAACCGTATCTGCTCCGTATGGCCTGAAGCCCGTCAATTTAATTGGCGGTCAGGTTTTTGCGGGGTCAACTCGCCTAATGCAAATTGCAACGTCAAATAACACTGGCTATGCAACCAGCATTTTTTATGGCGATTTAGTAAAGCGTGTAACTGATGGCACGATTGAAAAGGACGCAGGAACCACCACGGCAACACCATGTGGCGTATTTCTGGGATGTACCTTTACCAATGCTGCTACCGGTCAAGTTCAGATTCAACAGTTTTACCCTGCTAGTCAGGCAGTAGCGGCAGGCACTAAGATTTTTGCCTATGTTGCTGATGATCCTGACACGTTGTTTCAAGTGGTTTCCTGTTCCTCTGGCACTACTGTTGCCGCAATGGGCATTGCCGCAATTGGCACGAACATTGAATTAATTCAAAACGCTGGGTCTACCATCACTGGTAACTCCGCTGTGGCGATTAATGAAGGAACTCAAACCACCACAAGTTCTCTACCCATCCGTATTATTGATGTGGTCAGAGAGACAGCAACCGGCGCTGACGCATTCGTCGAGTTTATCGTTAAGATAAATATCGGGACGCATCAGTACACCAACTCAACTGGCATTTAAGGAGCGACTAAATGGCTATTTCTCGTGCCCAACTACTGAAAGAGTTGCTCCCGGGCTTAAACGCTTTGTTTGGCTTGGAGTATGCTCAATACGGTGAAGAACACAAAGAGATTTTTGAAACTGAGACCTCTGAGCGTTCTTTTGAAGAAGAAACAAAACTGTCGGGCTTTTCTGCTGCGCCGGTCAAAAACGAAGGTTCTGCCATCGCTTATGACAACGCACAGGAAGCGTTTTCTGCTCGATACAACCACGAAACCATTGCACTAGGGTTTTCCCTAACAGAAGAGGCAATTGAGGACAACCTCTATGACTCCCTGTCTAGTCGATACACTAAGGCTCTGGCTCGTGCTATGGCTTACACCAAGCAGACTAAGGCTGCTGCAATTCTGAACAACGGCTTCAACTCCTCCTTCCCGGGTGGTGATGGCGTCGAACTGTTCTCAACTGCACACCCCCTAGTTTCTGGTGGAACCAACTCCAACGAGCCTTCCACCCCTGCTGACCTGAATGAGACCTCCCTTGAGGCTGCTGTTATTCAGATCGCTGCTTGGACGGACGAGCGTGGCCTGCTGATTGCTGCAAAGCCCCGTAAGTTGGTTGTTCCTCCCAGCCTGATGTTCGTTGCAACCCGCCTCTTGGAGACTGAACTCCGTGTTGGTACGGCTGATAACGACATCAACGCTCTGAAGAACAACGGTTCTATCCCAGAGGGTTACACTGTTAACCACTATCTGACGGATACCGATGCTTGGTTCTTGTGCACTGACGTACCTAACGGTCTGAAGCACTTTGTTCGTACCCCGATGGCAACATCGATGGACGGCGACTTCGACACAGGCAACGTCCGTTACAAGGCCCGTGAGCGTTATTCGTTTGGCTTCTCAGATCCATTAGGAATGTTTGGATCGCCCGGAGCGTAATGTTGTGAGAGAGGGGGGTTGCAAAATCCCCCTCTTGTTGTATTCTTCAGGTACTAGGATTTATTTAGCCCATACGACTGACCTAGCAGACGTTATAGAGACTTATGGGCGATGTGCTATAACACGAAAGGTTTATTATGGCTATT